CGCTCTTTTGTAATGCCCCAGCGGGCGGCGGCTTCGGATGCGGTCATTCGCAGGTCGCGCTTGATTTGCTGGGATGAGGTGGGCATGATATGGCCTCCTTTCGTCAGTCGGCGGGCGGGGAATGAGTAAACCGTATGCAGGATTGCCCTGCATGCCGGGTTAATCGCTAATCGGAATTTCTCCCGGCGCTTAAAATGCGTACTGTGTTATTACGCGCCATTCTTAATCGTCCGTGCGTCCAGTCTAAACGCCAAATCGATTAGCTTTTTTCTGATTGTATAGTTCCGTTCGCTTTCTCGGCGCAAGGTTTCTCGCTCTTTCTTCAATCCCAGCGGCATAACCGACAAACCCCATTCGATTAGCGCATCTTCTGCCGCCCTCAACACTTCCCGAGCGTCGATTTCCTCCTGTCCGTTCTGCTCGTTCAATGCGCAAAACTCCTCGCTAGCCGCTTCGAAAATCGTCTCATCGTCAATCATCCAAACATGCAACGCCGGACTTCCCTCCGCCGTCACGTATCCGCGCGCCCTGCAAAACTCCGCCTCTCTCTGATCGTTCGCCTCTTTGATTGCGTCGTGGCATGCCTTTGCCAGCGCATACGCCCGTTGAATCTTGTTCATGATTCGCCCTCCTGCGCCCGGCCCCCTGTCGTGGCCTGTCGGCTCTCTTGATGGTCATAGTGTACACCAATCGACTACATAGGTAAATAGAAAAATTGGTAAAATTAAATACCAGAACAAAAGAAAAGTGTGAACAATTCGTAAACGAGGACGCAGGGAAAGCCCCCCTGCGCTTTTTTGATACAATTAGATGGGGGTGAAAGTGTGCCCAAGCTGACGCCAATGCAGAAGCGGTTTTGTGATGCATACATCAAAGAGCGGACCGGAACCGCAGCTGCCATCGCAGCCGGATATAGCAAAAATTGCGCAAAGGAAATAGCTTCACAAAACTTAACAAAGCCGAAAATTCAAGCATATCTCGCAAAGCGAATGAAAAGGCACGAACGACCGACGATAGCAAGCCAGGAGGAAGTGCTTGAAACTCTTACGGCAATTATGAGACAGCAGAAATACGACAGTGTTGTTATTAGGACGGCAAAAGGCTATGTGATAGTGGCGGTACCCAATAAGGTTTCGGACGCATACAAGGCGGCAGACGCGCTGGCAAGGCGCTATGGCCTGTATGTACCCGAGCAGAAGGATGAAGAAACGAAAACGAGCGGCATCGTAGAAATACCCGCCGTTATGGAGGCGCAGGATGGAGCAGAGTAATGGACCTGTCTGGTCGCCCCAGCCCCGGCAGGCCATCTTTATGTCCAGGCCTGAGTACGAGGCCCTGTACGGCGGCGCGGCCGGCGGCGGGAAAAGCGACGCGCTTTTGATGGAGGCGCTGCGCCAGGTGCACATTCCCCATTACCGGGGCCTGATCCTGCGCAAGACATTCCCTCAGCTCACTGAGCTAATTGACAGAAGCCGGGAGGTATACGGCAGAGCGTTTCCTTCGGCACGATACAATGACAGCAAACACTGCTGGACGTTCCCGAGCGGGGCCAAAATCTACTTCGGTTCGATGCAGTATACGAAAGACAGGATCAACTACCAGGGAAAGCGGTTCGACTACATAGCATTCGACGAACTTACACACTTCACGTGGGACGAATACTCCTACATGTTCTCCCGTAACCGTCCCGGTGGGCCGGGGACGCGCTGTTACATAAGAGCCGCCACCAACCCCGGCGGCATCGGCCACGGCTGGGTAAAACAAAGGTTCATCGACCCTGCGCCGCCCATGATGACCATTCGCAGGCCTGGAGAAAAACCGCGAATATTCGTTCCGGCAAGGGTTTACGACAACCATATATTGCTCAATAACGACCCGACATACCTGGACAGCATGCAGATGCTGCCGGAGGCGGAGCGAAAGGCTCTGCTTGAGGGCTCATGGGACAGTTTCAGCGGGCAGGTATTTACGGAGTTCACAGACGATCCGGAACACTACTACGACCGCAGATGGACGCATGTTATCGACCCGTTTGATGTCCCTGCACACTGGCGCATATATCGTGGGTTTGACTGGGGATATGCCAAACCCTTCGCCGTAACCTGGACCGCCGCAGACGAAAAAGGCCGCCTGTACATGATTAAGGAATTGTACGGCTGGAACGGCAACGTAGACACCGGCTGCATGATGGAGCCGTTGGCTGTGGCGGCTAAGATCAAGGAAATAGAAACGCAGGACCCGCTGTTGCGAGGAAAAGTCATCAACGGAGTGGCAGACCCGGCGATATTCCAGAAAACCACAGGTCAAAGTATCGCTGAAATAATGGAGAAGGAGCGCGTTTACTTCACTTCCGGCGACAACAGCAGGCTATCGGGAAAGATGCAGTACCATTATCGGTTAAGATTTAACGAGGACGGAATCCCGATGATGTACGTGTTCTCCAACTGCGTGCAGTTCATCCGGACATTCCGGGAGCTGACGTACGACGAGAAGCACGTTGAGGATGTTAATACGAAGGGCGAGGACCACCTGTACGACGCACAGCGCTACGTGCTGATGGAGAACCCGATCACCGCACCGTTACCGGCGAAACCGAAGCCGTTCAGACCTGACCCACTCGACCTTGGATTGAACAGGAGGTAACAATATGCAAAGGATGCCAGGAATTGCCCCTAGAAGCCCCGTACAGCAGCTTATGGATTCACCCTTACCGGAACAAGGGTTTGCGTCTGCGGCGTCCTCTACGGGCCGGAAAATGACCGTTGAGCGCATTCAGAAGGCTATGAGCCTGTTAATCCAGTATAAAAACGGCAAACAGACCCTGGAGCGCCGAATCGTTGAAAATGACCGATGGTACAGGCAGCATCACTGGGAGAACATCGAAAAAAAGCCCGCCGCAGACCCGCAAAAGAGTGCATGGCTTTTTAACAGCATCCTCAACAAGCACGCGGATGCTATGGATAACATCCCGATTCCCAACGTCCAGCCGAGGGCTGAGGACGATAAAGCGACGGCCAAAATCTTGAGCGAGGTATTGCCTGTTATCCTGGAGCAAAACGAATTTGAAAATGCGTGGTCGGAAGCGTGGTTCGATAAACTGCGCTCCGGTGCGGCTGTGTACGGCATCTTCTGGAACCAGCGAAAGCTGAATGGGCTGGGCGACATAGACATACGTCCTGTTGATCTACTCAATCTCTTTTGGGAGCCGGGGGTGAAGGACATCCAGCAGAGCAGGAACCTGTTCCACGTGGAGAAACAGCCGAACGACGCTCTAAAAGCCAGATACAAGCAGCTTGAGAATGAAACGCTCGGGAGCGGCGGATTTACCCTCGCCGAGTACGATAAAGACGACAACGACAGCCAGGATGTCAACAAGAGCCTGGTTATTGACTGGTATTACAAGGTTTGGGAGAACGGGCGGGAAGTGCTGCACTTCTGTAAGTTCGTGGGGAACACCGTTCTTTATTCCAGCGAGGACGATCCGAACATAACGGGCGGATTCTATTCTCACGGCAAGTATCCGTTCGTGTTCGACGTTCTGTTTCCGATCAAGGGCAGCCCGGCTGGATTCGGATACATCGACATCATGAAGGATACGCAGGAGCGCATCGACCAGCTCGGAAGCAGCATTGTGAAGAATGCGCGTATGCGTGCCACGAAGCGGTTCTTTGTTAAGCCAGGAAGTGGTGTGAAAGAAGAAGAGTTTGCCGACTGGAACAGGGAGTTGGTGCACACAGAGGGCGGCGGCGTAGGCGAGGATGCTATCCGAGAAATCAAGATTGACCCTATCGGCGGCGACGTGATGAGTGTATACCAAGCGCTGATAAACGAACTCAAAGAAACCAGCGGCAACCGGGATTTCTCCCAGGGCGGCACCACAGCCGGCGTGACGGCAGCCAGCGCCATAGCGGCCCTGCAGGAGGCCGGAAGCAAACTGTCCAGGGACATGCTGGCAGGCTCGTATTCCGCTTTTACATCCGTGTGCAACATGGTTCTTGAGCTTATCCGGCAGTTTTACGACCTGCCGCGCCAGTTCCGCATCGTTGGGCAGGATGGGGCAGAGAGGTTTGAGCAGTTTGACAACACCGGCCTGATCATGAGGACAGGAGACGACGGGACCGCCAAGCTGCCGATATTCGACATCAAAATCAGGCCGCAGAAGCGCAATCCGTACAGCAAAGTGGCGCAGAACGAGATGATGCTGCAGTTCTATCAGCAGGGGTTCTTTAACCCGATGCGTGCGGACGAATCGCTGCTATGTATTGACGGCATGGATTTCGACGGCAAGAACGAGATTATGGCGAAGATTCGGAGCAACGCCATACTGCCGAAGCTGTTGGCTTTTGTCGGGAGGTATCTGCCGATCGTGGCGAAGCTCGACCCTATGCTGGCTCAAATGGTTCTGCCCCAACTTCAGCAGGGCGGCTTTCTGCCTCGTCCGATGGTCGGGGACGTGAGCTTGCCGCGCACAAATAACCTGGGCGAGGCACAGACTGCGGACGGAATCTTGGAGCGCAAGCGACAGGAAGTGAGGAATCTTAGCGACCCAT